TTATAACAGGTTCTTTAGTTGATATAGCATTTCGATAGCTTGACGCGGTGTCATTTCGTCCAGCTGCAGCTTGCCCAGCTTCTCTATGGCCGGGTGTGGCAGGCTGGCGAACAGGTCGCTCTGGTGCGGGACCTGTGGCACGTCCTTGGCCTTTTGGGCCGTGGGTTGTTCATGCGGCAGGCTGGTGGTTTCCAGCCTCGCCAAGTGTTCACGGGCACGCTGGATGACGGCCGTCGGCACGCCGGCCAGCTGCGCCACGGCCAGACCGTAGCTCTGGCTGGCAGGACCAGGCAGCACGTGGTGCAGGAATACGATGCGTTCGTTGTGTTCGGTGGCGTTCAGGTGCACGTTGGCCACCAGTGGCTCGCTTTCCGGCAGCACGGTGAGTTCGAAGTAGTGCGTGGCGAACAGCGTGTAGGCGCGCAGCTGGGCCAGGCGCTCTGCGGCGGCCCAGGCCAGCGACAGGCCGTCGAAGGTACTGGTGCCGCGGCCCACTTCATCCATCAGCACCAGGCTGCGGTCGGTGGCGTTGTGCAGGATGTTGGCGGTTTCGCTCATCTCGACCATGAAGGTCGAGCGGCCACCGGCCAGGTCGTCGCTGGAGCCGATGCGGGTGAAGATGCGGTCGACCAGCGACAGCTCGCAGCTGGCAGCCGGCACGAAGCTGCCGATATGCGCCAGCAGCACGATCAGGGCGGTCTGGCGCATGTAGGTGGACTTACCGCCCATGTTCGGGCCGGTGATGATCAGCATGCGCGTGCTGTTGTCCAAGCCCAGGTCGTTGGCCACGAAGGGTGTGGTCAGTACCTGTTCCACCACTGGGTGACGGCCCTGCTCGATGCGCAGGCACGGCTCGTCTACGAAGCGTGGGCAGTTCAGGTCGAGGTTCAGTGCTCGTTCGGCCAGGTTGCTGAGCACGTCCAGTTCGGCCAGGGCGGCGGCGCTGTCCTGCAGCGGTGCCAGGTGGCTGATCAGGGTTTCCAGCAGGGCATCGTAGAGCATCTTCTCGCGTGCCAGGGCGCGGCTCTTGGCCGACAGTGCCTTGTCCTCGAACGCCTTCAGCTCCGGGGTGATGAAGCGCTCGGCGCCCTTTAGGGTCTGACGGCGGATGTAGTCACCCGGGGCCTGCTCGGCCTGCTTGGTCGGTAGTTCGATGAAGTAGCCGTGCACCCGGTTGTAGCCGACCTTGAGGTTGGCAAGGCCAGTACGGGCCTTTTCCCGCGCTTCCAGATCGATCAGGAATTGGCCGGCGTTTTCGCTGATCGCCAGCAACTCGTCCAGTTCGTTGTCATAGCCGGCCTTGAGCACGCCGCCATCGCGGATCACCGCCGGCGGGTTGTCTATGATCGCCCGCTCCAGCAGGCTAGCCAGTTCGGGATAGGTGCCGGTAATGGCGGCCAGACGCGCCAGGTGCGGTGCCTCCAGCTCGGCCATGGCATTCTGCAACTCGGGCAGCGCCCCAAGTGCATCGCGCAGGCGTGCCAGATCGCGTGGGCGGGCATTGCGCAGGCCGATACGGGCGAGAATCCGCTCGATATCGCCAATTTCCTTGAGCTGCGGCTGCAGCTTCTCGAAGCGGTAGCCGTCGAGCAGGCAGCGGATCGAGTCCTGGCGCGCCTGCAGCACCTTGAGATCGCGCAACGGGCGGTTCAACCAGCGGCTCAGCAAACGGCTGGCCATGGCGGTCTGGCAGCGGTCGATCACCGACTGCAGGGTGTTGTCTCGGCCGCCGGCCAGGTTGATGTCCAGCTCCAGGTTGCGGCGGCTGGCACCGTCGAGAATGACCGTGTCGTCCAGGCGTTCGTGGCGCAGGCTGCGCAGGTGTGGCAGGGCGGTGCGCTGGGTTTCCTTGGCATAGATCAGCAGGCAACCGGCGGCACCGATGGCCAGGGTCAGCTTGTCGCAGCCAAAGCCCTTGAGGTCCTTGGTCGCGAACTGCTGGCACAGGGCCTTGCGCGCCGAGTCGCGGTCGAAGTCCCATGGCGCACGGCGACGGGCGCCCGGTCGTTTCTCGGCCGGCAGGTCGCGCGGCCAGTCGTCGGGGATCAACAGCTCGACCGGGTTGAGGCGCTCGAGCTCGGCCAGCAGGTTTTCCCAGCCCTTGATCTCCTGCACGCTGAAGTTGCCACTGGTGATGTCCAGTACGGCCAGGCCGAACAGGCGCTCGTCCCCGAGCAGCGCGGCAATCAGGTTGTCGCGACGCTCGTCGAGCAGGGCCTCGTCGCTGACCGTACCCGGGGTGATGATGCGCACAACCTGACGTTCCACCGGGCCCTTGCTGGTGGCAGGGTCGCCAATCTGCTCGCAGATCACCACCGATTCGCCGAGCTTGACCAGCTTGGCCAGGTAGCCTTCCAGCGAATGGAACGGAATCCCGCACATTGGGATGGACTGGCCGGCCGACTGACCGCGCGCGGTCAGGGTGATGTCCAGCAGTTTCGCGGCTTTTTTCGCATCTTCGTAGAAGATCTCGTAGAAGTCGCCCATGCGGTAGAACATCAGCTGGTCCGGGTGCTGGTTCTTCAGCTTCCAGTACTGCTGCATCATCGGGGTGTGGTCGGAAAGACTGGACATTCAAGGCCTTGGAGCTAAGCGTCTATTAGACAATCGCAAAGTGTCTAATACTACAGGCTTTTTTTCGGCATTGCTGGAGGCTGTGCGATGTCAATTTTACGCAGGCGGAGATAGCGCTCGGTCATCTTGGCGTTTGTGTGGCCGCCGAGCTTTTGCGCATCGTTGCCTTGGTCGTCGGTGTCGGTCAGCGATTTCGCCCTGAGGTCGTGTATGGTGGCGCCGGTGACCTTTGCCTTCTCGCAAGCCTTCTTGAAGGCATCCTTCACCGTATCGTATGAGACCGGCTTACCGCCGCCCCTGGTACAGAACAGCGTGAGCCCGCGCACTTTCCTGGGTATGGCCTTCGCCCGTGCGATCAGTTGCTCCAGATCCGGTGTCATGCCAACGATCAGCTTGGCCCCGGTCTTTTGCTGGTCAAAGGCGATGCCTTTCTCGCTGATGTCCGAGAGCTTGATGGCCAGCACGTCGCCAATGCGCTGCCCAGTGAGATAGCACATTTCGAGAATTGCCCGGATGTACGGTGACGATGCATCGCAGATCGCCGAAAATTCCTCGTCGGTGATATAGCGGTCCCGCTTTTTCTCGGTGTGCCGCTTGATTCCTGTGCATGGGTTTGAGTCGACTATCTGCTGCTCCAATGCGAAGTTGAACACCATCCGCAGGAACGAGATAACCCGGTTCGCCATGTTCGGCGTGTCTGACATGTGCAGCTTTAAGGCTGCCACATGCCTTGGCAGCACCTGGCGGGGCTCGAACTCGGCCAAGTACTTCTTCAGCCGCTCGGCCGCCGCCTCATATTGCTTTACGGTGTTCTCTGCCAGGCGCCCGCGCATGGCGTCCAGGGCGTCATCAATCAGCTTCGGCATTGCGCCTTGGCCTTTGCCACCCATGATCTTGGCATATTCCAGCAGGGCGCCTTGATAATCCTTGTCGAGGCGCTCCCACTTTCCCTTCCTGACCAGGTAGTACGCCCCGTGCTTCATGTACATGCACGGGGGTAGATGCCTATCCTTCTTTCGCGGCCGCATCGGTCGTCCCTTCTATCCAAGCCGGAGTTCCGGCCCTTTCTTCTCAGACTTACCGCCCAGGCGGGCGATCACGACTTGCCTCAGCACCTTCGGTTTTCCGTCGGCACCCATCACATAGCCAAATTTTTCACCCTGCAGCCAGCGAACCTGGTCCTTGGGGCGAAGGTAGCCCGTCATGTCGGCTACCTCATCCGGGGTCATGAACATGGTTTCACTCCACGCCGCCGGTGGCGGCAGGTTGGTGGTCAGGCCGTGGCCGCGGCAATGGTCTGCTCGAAGCGCGAGGCAAGTTCGGCGTTGACCTCCGCCTTGGCCAGGCTGTCCTGAGTGCCCTTGGCCCGGTGCAGGGTTTCGTACTTGCGCAGCTGGGCGGCAGCTTCGGACAGATCAGCCAGAAGCAGGGGGGCAGCGGCGATAAGCTTGGCGTTGTCCTTGGTCTGTTCGCCGTTGAACCATTCGCCCGAGTCGCTCTCGCTATCCTCATCGATGACCATCACATTGCAGATGGCGATCTGCTCGTGGCGATCAACTGGCGAGACGTAGATCGGGGTTTTGTCGCTGGACTCAACGAACCATGGGCCCGGCGTGTACTTATGCTTCGTCATGGCAATAGCTCTCCATTCCCGCGCATGTCGGCGGGATTTACGGGTAGAGGTTTAGAAAGGGGGAGGTCAGCCGCGGCAGATGCTCAGCAAGCCGGTGATGAGCCACCAGAAATCCTGCGCAATCATGAATCCAAGCCCGGCGGCGAAGCCGAGGACGAGAGCTTTCAGGGGTAGGGTCATAGAAGGTGAGCTCCGCCTTCCAGCAGGCCGTCGCGGTCTTGCCGAAGGTTGTCGCGTTCGGTGGCCAGCCGCTGAATCTCGCGGTGCAGATACTGGGCGATGGACTCGCCACATCGCAGGTCGCCGGGAATGGCGCGGCCTTTCAGAGCGGCCTCCAATTCGTAAAGGGTGAATTGCTCAATCATGGCATGAGCTCTTGCGGCACTTTGACGGACTGTCCGAACTTCGCGTGGACCAGGGCTCTGCAGAAGGCGATAAGGGGAGTCGGGCCTGAAAGCCAAGTCGAGTTGTGCGGGCCTGCGCTCCAACCACATGGTCCGCCTGACAGATACCGGTCATGGCTCAAGCTTCCCTGGTATTTGTCGATCAGCGGCCCGCCGTGATCCCAGTTGCTGGAAGGGCGATAGCCGAAGCCCTCGGCCGCGCCTCGGATGCTGACGCTGGTAGGGTCAGTCCTGGTGATCCAGATTGTGGTCCGGCACTCGGGGTCTGTGCCGAAGCCATCGGCCATGGCCACAGCCCAGTCCAGCGCCGCGCCGACCAGGTTGGATAACCTCACTTCGATCAGGTCGGTCATCGCTGCACCGCCTGCCAGAACGGCCCCTTGTTGGTCACCAGGCCCTTTCGCTTCAGGCGCTGACATGCCTTGCTGATCTCCTCGCGAGATTCGCGGATGGTCCCGCACATGGCGTGGGCCGTTGATCCCTCGATGCCAAGCAGGTGCACCAGGACCCGCTCATCAGGGCCGCCGTCGATCATGTTTTCCGCGTACTTGGCTGCCACTGTGGCGATAGCCAGGCGCAGAGCTGCGCGGCGAGCCGCTGGCTCATCTGCATGCGGAATCTCGCACGCCTTGTAGCCGGTGTACGGCACGAAGGCAGTTGCGCGAGCGCGGCTGTGAAGGGAGCAGATGTCCACCTTCAACTTCGAGATGATGAGCATCGTCTGCCGGTCATCCTGCATCGGCAGCCAAACCTCCCGGCCCGTCTCGGGGTCGTCGTAGTAGAAGGCGTCACTGCCGCGCCGGTACTCCAGCTCGAAGCCCATGGCCTTGGCCGACAGCTTGATGATGTCGTCTTCTGTCACAGCTGATACCTCTCATCAATCCAGCGCCCAGGCGCCAGAGCGGGTGTAGGTTCGGGTTGGGTTTCGTGCGGGGAGAGCTGGCGCTCGTTGCTGGCCTGGTAGTTGCTGCCGGTGACGCCGCTCTGCTGCGAGCAGTTCTTCCCGCAGCTCTCTTCCCACTGGGTGGAGCCGGCGCAGTTGGTGAAGTACCGGGCCCGGCCGCCGTCGTGGAATCGGTAGACGGTGCAGCCATCGACCTTGAAGAGCCGGTCGACCTTGAAATCCGAGCCGGCGCTCGTGGTTGATTCAGCTTCCCCTTGGCAGCCGGCCAGGGTGGCCAGCAGCAGTAGGCAGAGGGCGAGGCGGGTCATGCCGCCACCTTGTGGCGGACCCACACGCAAACAGGGCCGTCTTCGGTGTCGTGGATCGAGAAGGTGAACCAGCCATCACCGACCGGCTTGCTTGGCTGCCAGGGCGTGCAGTCATAGTCGCCGCCGGCGTCGAGCCATTCCGCATTCAGTTCTTCCGGGCCGTCGTTTTCCATCTCGACCACGCAGTACTCCAGGCCGTGGTCGCCGAACCAGCTGAACGGAAGCGCGCATTCGTCGCCGTCGTCCGGCCAGGCCGGGTGGGTCCAGAAGCCGTATTCGTCGCGCTCAACCTGCAGCGGCTGGATCAGTTGCTTTTCTTCAGGCATGACTTCGTCCTTAGCCGCCATATCGCGGCAGTAAGTTGTACAAGTGGTTTGGTTCGGTACAAGAAAATCGGCCGGTGGTCCGATTCAGTTCTCAAGCTGCGATACCGAGATTGCGTCTCGCCTCGCTTTGGCTATGGTGAGGGTTCACCTGTGGCATACAACTAAAGTCGTAGGAGGCCGACATGAGGATTCGCGGTGAAGTTTTCTGGGGGTGGGCTGATCCAACGCTTCACCACCGTGCTCACGACGAAACCCTCAGCGATGGAACGCACATTGATGTTCAGGTGCGCCTGTCGCGGGCAGGTAACACGCAGATGTTCATTGGGGTCTATGCCGCGAGTGGCATGGCCCTTCATGAAGAGGCGTTCGACTCCCGTCCCGGTGAATCTATGACCAGGGCTTTAGCCTGGGGCGTCGGACGGGCTCGCCGCATTGCCACAGATACCCAGCCGAAATTCGACCAGGTCGCCTGCTCGGGATAGGGCAGATTGGCTACAACGGGGTGGAGTACAGATGTGCTCCGTAGCGGTCTAGCCTTGCGCACGCATGAATGCCGCCATGTCTCCCATCTGCTCGACGATGAAGCGCTCTTCTTCTGCTGCGCCTGCGATGATCCTTTCCTTGCGTTTCTGGCAGAGCTGGCAATCGACTTCAGACCAGTCGCCTGACAACTCAGGGGATTCGCCCAGCCAGGTACCGCATGGGGCCTGTTCGATATCTTCCAGGTCGGTGAATGGTGCGAAGTGCGTCCTCACGTTGCCTCCGGCTCTGCGCTGGCGGATAGGGCTTTGATGCGGACAACAAGGTCGTGGGGCAGGTCGAAATCGACGCCGGACCAATGCCGCTTTTCGACTTCACGCAGCAGCGCATCCCGCTCGGCAAGCTTCTCGCCGACCTCATGCAAGTCGTTGTGCAGCTGGGTGAAAGCGGCCTCTACCTTGCTGGAAATATCGCCGGTACCGGCGTGCTCTGCCCATTCGCGCTCGGCAACCATAGCGGCCATGGCCTCGCACTCGGCAAGCTGGGCGCGCAGCCGCTCAACATCAAGGTTGAACCGGTGCGCCTCATTGCGCCATTTGCCAGCCTCTCCAGGATCGGCGTGGGTGTATAGCGGCGTTTCCACCTTGCAGCAAATGTCGAAGACATCGCCGCAGTCTGCCTTGGTCAACACTATGCCATTGGCATACAGCACCGCCACCGGCTCCGACCCGCCCTGGTGCTGCTCGGTGTGCTGCAGGGACTCTGCATGCGTTTCGCGGTACCCCGCCAGGAACAGCAGGTAGTCGCTGTGTGTGCGCTGGTCTTCGAAGCCGGTGCTGTCCTTGCGCAGCTCCGCCTCGCCCAGACCGAGCGGGTTGAGCCTGATGAACACATCGCGTGGGTCGGTGTTGCTGGATCGGTTTTCTGTGGGCATGGGGATACCTCAAGTCGTGGTCTACCTGCTAGCATCAGCGGAACTAGGGTGGAAAAAGCTAAATGAAATACAGGTTTGAAGGATTCATTTGCGTTGGTGTTTTTGCGGCAGGTGTGATTTGGTCGAGACTTATTTTTCCAAGTGACTTTTGGAAAGTCGATAACATTCATGATCTGTTCGAAATGCTTGGCGTGGTTGCTACGATTATAGCTGCTTCAGTTGCGGTATCTGCTTTGAATGGATGGAAGGGTCAGTTTGCACATACTGAAAAATATAGGTTGATTCGTGATTTTCACGGCGCGTGCCAAGGGGCGTGGAACGGTTACTGGTACGTTTCCCATGGCTTCGGCTTGATTGGTCAAGCCTGGAGAAACAGAGAGAACGATGATTGGTTACATAATGAGCTCGAGATATACAGAACAGCTTTAGTTGAAAGTCGAACATCACTGGAGTCCGCATTTTTCGTGTTGAAACATCACCTTTCAGGCGACGATCTTGAGCGGTTTTCAGAGGTTTATCATGAATACATGAATCAGGTGAGCTTTGGTAGTTCTGAAATAATTGCCTACAATACTCGATGCCGGGCAATGATCGCTGAGCCAGTTGATCTATATGGCGAATATTTGGATAAAGGGATAAAGCGATTGGAGTTAATTGATAAGGCGCGAACAGACTTATGTGATACGGCTGATTACCTGCTCGCGAAATACGCTCAGCCTACCTGACTGTAGGCTCGGCGTAAGGTTTCAGTCACCGCAGAAACAGTCGACGTCTTCGGCCAAGTAGTCGAAATCAAAATCCGTCTGCCTGGTTCGCTGATCCGCTGACCAAGCCAGCGACCGGTAATTGGGCCGGTCCTGCCGGAACACCTGGCCGAACCGCTCCTCGGTGCCAGACCACCAGATCACCCTGGCCGGGTCTTCCTGGATGGTCCTGATCAGCTTGGCCTCGTTCTTCTTCCAGCACAGGTCGCAATTTCCGTAGTCCGAATCCATGCCCAGGTCGAAAGGCTGGTCGGCCCAGAAAGCCGCCACGTCCTCTTTGATGATTCCGGCGACGTAGGATGGGCAAACGCTGTCCCAGCGGGCATTGCCGCGCTCGTTGGCGGTCATCATCCGGCTGTACCGGCGAGGCTCGTCATAGCGGATGCCGACGATACAATCCCACTCGTCGTAGCCCAGGGCGCGCATGTGCTTCTCGCCGATCTTGACCTTCAAGTAAGCGGTGCACATGTTGTTGCTGAAGTTCGGCAGCACGGCCGGCAGGTTCTTTTCGGCCTTCCGGTATGCCTGGTAGTACTCGAGCATCATCGTGAACGGCTCGCCGTTGCGGCTGGCCGTCTCGAAGTCGACGATCTTGTACCAAGGCGCGTCGTCCGGCTGGCCGTACACCCGGCACCATTCCATCCAGACGATGTTGACGCCCCAGTGCTTGGCCATGGCGTCGATGAACACCAGGGTTTCCTCACGCTCCTTGCCGGTGTTCTGGAAGAAGGCGTGCACATCTGCCGGGAGCTTGCCGCCGTGGGCCTCAAGGATTTTCCAGAGCATGTGCCCGCTGGTGCGGCCACCACTGACACCGATCTGCGCCGGCCCAGTGATCTGGTAGGGGTTCATGGGCAATCTCCATTGCAGGCGCCGCCCTCGCCGGGGGGGCGTTATCGTTGAATAGGGGAAGGCGCTGGCGGGCAGCGCCGGGGTGGCGTGATTCGTTGAAGTGATGTATTGATGACGCGCTTTTTTAGAGGAGAGCGTTGTGGAGTGGTACGAATCTTTGTTTTTGCAGGCTTGCGCCCATGTGATCAACCAGTCTCGTGTCGCAAGCAATCGCCGCGCAGACGGTGTACTGAACCTTGACATCGCTTCTACACGGGACTTGGTTTCGTCCTATCAGCGAGGGGGCGGGCTTGCGTTCAGCACCTCAGAGATGAAGCAGCAGTTCTCTGCTGGAGCTGACTGCGTTCTGCTGCTGTTGGTCCATGAGCACCAGTTCACTAATGCCCTGGGGGCGGTAAAGAAGAGTCAAGACGTAGTCTTGAGCGCAACTTTGCGAACCGATGCCCGAGCAAGCGATTTTTCCATGTACCACGTTGATGTGGCCTTGGTTCGCCGGACCGAGTCAGGGGCTATGGATATCGCCCACTGAGGGCGCTTAATGCGGCCCCGTAGCCTACCTATAAAGGCTCTATAGTCGGCTATAAACCAGACCTGGCGGCCAGCGCCGGAGGGTCAGGCGGCTTTCGTTTCCGATTGCTGGGCGACGATCGCCTTGGCTGCGTGATTGATCAGGTACAGCCGGTTGATCAGGCTTTCGCGCGGCTTGTCGATGGTGATCTCCCAGTAGTCGCAGCCAAGGCCCAGCACTTCGTGGTGTTCGCTCATGAACATGCTGGCTTGCTCGACGCAGCTGATGTCGTCGGCTTCGTACAGGCGATCTTTCAGGGAGCTCCAGAAGTCGTAGCCATCCTCTCCATATTTGAGGGGGGCAAGTTGTTCCTTGACCAGGTTGCGCAACTCATCCCACCGGCCAGCCTCACCGGCACCGCCGTCATTACGCATCCACTCAGGCAGTGCAGCGTACTGATCGTCGTCATGGGTGTTTTCGCAGATCTGGCTGCAGACGCCGGTTACGAGCGCGGCGCGGAAGGCATCCTCATCAAACTCTCGTTCGCGGCAATGCTCTTCGAGCTTCGAATGGATGTAGTAGCCGATGTCGCTCCCTGCCAGGAACTCGATGCCGTAGGAGAGGCCGACGTTGAAGGTCAGGCCGTCGATGTCGCCGACAATGGCGATGCCGAAGCGGGTGATTAGGATGTCGAAGGCATAGCAGGTGGTGCGCGGGGCCTTGCAGCGCCATACCTTCAGCTGATCGGTGTCAGCCAGCACGGTGTATTCGTGGTCCTTCAAGCATTCAGCGGCACGCTCGCGGCGCTTGGCCTCTTCGGCTTTGCGCTGGGCGATCCATTCTTGGTGGCGTTGTTCGTCGTTCATGACTTTATCCTGGGTATGCGCCGCCCTCCGTGGCCTGGGCGGCATGGTGGCAATTTGGTTTGGGATGGGGTATTACGGGTGAATGGCAGACTGCACATAGGAGTGCGAAGCTATGGCGGTAAAGTTCACCAATCCGACGATGATCAATGTTGGAACTGCATTCGAGGTATCCCACGGCTCTACCGTCGACTTAGAAGTTGATGGCGGCGAGTTTCGCGATGTGACTAAAGTTTTCAACGAGCGTGATCCGGTTTCGCTTTATCAGTACGTAGGCTTGCCAGCGAATACGCCTCGCGAGGATGTGCGCGAGCTGCTACTGGAGCTAATCAGACAGGAGGGCAACCCCGACGTTTCTGCTGAACAGGTGATCAAGTCTTCCCGACTTTGGGGGTACATTGGGCATGCTGAGAAAGCTGCTTCGATGCTAGAAAGACTGCTCGCCCTTGCTGCCAAGGGTGCGGACTTCATGTCCCGAATGCCGTTCCAGGGATAGCTCAATCCGCTGGGCGGCAGATTGATGTGCTGCTGGCGCCGGCCGTGCCGGACGCGTGCGTTGATGCGCTTCATGCTGCTTTCTGCTGATTCCAGGCGCCGACAGCGGCAAAGATCTCGGCGGCCTTTGCTTCGTCAAGCATTGTGTCGGTGGGGATCGCGATCCAGCCGGCCGCCACCAGGTGATTAGGGTTGGCCGTGGCGCGCAGGTCGGTGTAGGTAGCCTCGATAACGTCGGTCAGGTGCTCGGCCCTATAGTTGCCCTGCGGGGCGACCTCGATCGACTTGTGGTATCGCTCGCCGAACTCCGTCCGGCACAGCACGCTCAAGTAGATCGTCCAGCGGTGCGGGATATCGCACACGGCATCAACCACTTGGCGCACGCAGATCTGCTTGAGGTTCTTCCAATTGATCAGCACCTGCTGGCCGCTGGGGTCGATGTTCACCACGGCGGCGTGGTTGGCCGAGACCAGGGCCCTGCAGGTGCGCTCTAGTCGGGCACGCATGTTGTGCGGCTTGCGCTTGCTCATTGCATGCCGCCTTGCTTGCTCGCCGCACCTGCCTCCATCGCATCCACAAACCGCATGGCCGTCTGGTAGCTGTAGGCAAAGCCCTGCTTGGCGCCGGTGGCGATTTCGATCACATCCCAGATCTTGCCCTTGCCAGAGGCCTGATAGCGCGGGGCGCCTTTGCCTATCTTGGCGAAGGCCTCGTCACGGGCTTCCTGAGTGCGAGCCAGGAGCGCCTTGAGCGTGTCCACCTTCTCTTGGAAGGCCGGGTGCATTGTTGTCTGCATGGGGGATCCTCGGGTGGGTCAGGCGTGGAGCTCGAAGGCTTCGGCCTTGCGAACGATTCGAACTTGGGCGGTGCGGCGCTCCGGTGCGCGGCGGTCGCGGCGCATGGGGTCGCTCTCGCCAATCACCGCATGCACAGCGATGAGGCCGGCGAGGGCGATGCAGAGCGGGCTGATGATCTGCTGCCGCATGGCCTTCGTGACCGCCTCGATGCGGCGCCCGGCTTCCAGCTTGAACAGCGCGGCCTCGATGCGATTGGCCACAGTGCCCGGGCTGACCTCCATCTGGCGGGCGATTTCTTTAGTGGTTAGGCCTTGGGCCACCCACAGCAATGCTTCGAGCTCACGGGGAGCCAGCGCCTTGCCGAGCTGGCCAATCCATGAGCCGCAAGTGATCGTTTCCATGAAGAGTCCTCGGTGAGATGCATTGGTGGAGCAACTGGCTTCATAGCGCGACCCGCTTCGGCATGCGCATGAGTGGCGGGGTGGTCCTCGACCAGTTACTCCACCGATGCAGCCTGGTGATGGGGAACCAAGCGGATCGGGCAGTTTTCGTCAGGCTGACGTGGCTCTGTTTGTTACTGCTGGGTGCGAATTTCGCTTCGCGGTACCCATGCATCATGCATTTGCACCATGCAACCGACGAAAGCGGCGTACCGGGTATCGCGCTCGGTCTGGTAGCCGTACCAGGCGCAGGAGGCGCGATTGAGGATGCTGCTAAGGATGAGTAGGACGAGGAGGAAGACGCTCATGATCAGCAGAGCCGAGGTTGCCGGATTCCATCGTGCCCAGGCCTTCACAGGTAGTCCTTGAGGCGCAGATTGAGCTTCGCCGCGGCGCGCTCCAGCACTGCAACTTCGGCTGGCTCGATCTCGCCGTCGGCTTCAGCGATGGTCAGCATGAAGTTGATCACCACCTCGGCATCGCCAGGCGTGTGTGCCAGGTCGCCAAGCTCGCGCTCAGCGTTCATGCGGATGATGCGAGGGCCGCCCTCGTTGAAGTCGGCCTTGGCCTTGTCGATCAGGTTGCCCAGCTCGGCGCCGAACCCCTGCAGCTTTGGCTCGTTGCGCAACAGGCGGTCGATTTTGTCCAGTTCGGCCGGCTCGATCTCGCCGTCAGCTGCTGCAACGTAGAAACAGCCATAAACGATGCCCTGGAGCAGGTCGCGGTTTTCCAACTTGGCCATGGCCGCGCGGGCCTCGCGGCCTTTGCCGAACAGCTTCTTCAGTCCAAACATGGTGAATCCTCTTGGTGGTGCGGTTGATTTCCCGTCTGGCCCTGTCGCCAAGGCCAGCCAGTGAAATCGAAGTGATCCAGGCGCCCATCGCTCTCTGGGCTACGCGCTTCCCCGCATTGGCATGCGCGCCACTTGGTTACCTGAACCCAGCTCACTGCATGAGGCAGCTGCTGCCCTCATGTGCCGCTGAGGGTGACGGGTGTCGAGTTGTGTAAAGAGCGGTGGCTGCCGTAGCTGCCTATAACCTGTGTTATGGATTGAATCATAACTCAGGTTTTCTTCGTGTCAATAACTCAAGTTATAAATCCGGCCAAAAAAAGCCCGCGTTATGCGGGCGCTTGTTCATGCTTCAGTAAATCCTCGCCATCCAATCCTGATGAGGCCTGAATCCAAGGTGTCGATTGTGATACCTGAAGTCTCTTCCAGGTCGGCGAGCAATCGCTGCCAGTCGGCAGGGGATTCATCCGCGCTCGGCTTGACCTCAACAAACTGCCTTTTCTGTACGTGGGGTGATGAGATTGCTTGCTGGATACGGTATCCGAGCCGTTCGTAGGACAACGATGGGGAATGCGAAAAGGCAGGGTGGGGCACGGCATGAAACTCCTTGTACTGTATGTGCATACAGTTATCCTCTGCTGTAGGAATTTTCAATAGCCTCGAGCTAATTTTTTTTAGCTTGCATTCTTCGGGCAAAAAAAAGCCCAGCATTTCGCCGGGCTATTTGGGCCAAGTATCTTCAGAGCTTGATGGTAGCGCGTACCACGACACCCACGATTCTGCAGCCCTCCATGCACATCTCCATAGGGTAGGCCGGATTGAGCGGCTTCAAGAACCTCCGCCCGCCGTCTTCCACCAGTTTTTTGAAGGTCGCTTCATTGCTGTCGGCTAGCTTGGCAACGACAAGCTTTCCAGGGGTGGCCTCAGCTTCGGTGTCCACCAGGATGAGCATCCCCTCAGGGATGCTTGTACCGACTGGTGAAGTCATCGAGTCTCCTTTGACCTCCAGCCAAAACGCTGCCCCTTTGGAGTCGTAATCAGACATTTCGTAGCGGTCAGAAAACCCAGGTGGAAATGGTTCGACCGCTTCCGCCCAAGCTCCCGCAGCGACCCAGCTAATTACCGGGTACCTGAAGGATTCGGGCTGCTCTTTCAGCGCCCTGACATTGCTCGGCTCTCGCTGCGACCCTTGTCCGGACGCCAGCCATTCGGCAGTCACTCCAAGAGCCCTCGCTATTTCAAGCAGCTTTTTGGAAGTCGAGTTCCGACCACTTTCGAGGTGCTGGATCGTGACCTGGCTTACCCCGGCTTTCTCGGCCAACTGGGCCTGACTTAGGCCAAGCGCCGTGCGACGTTCAAGGATTCGGTCTTTGAGCATTTCGGAAGGTTTGTTCATGCCTCCAAGGGTAAAACACACGTTATTACCCTTCAAATAACATGTGTTTGCCTTATCTATAACTTGAGTTATCATCGAGTGCACGATCCATTGAGGCACGCAGACATGCCGAACACAGAAAGACCAATTGACGAGGTCGTGCGGTTGGCCGGAGGCCAAGCAGAGCTCGCCCGAAGATGCAACACCAGCCAGCCACGTATTTGGCAGTGCGTACACCGGAACCAGAAGGTGCCGGCAGATCTAGTGATTCCGTTTGAGAAGGCGGTTGGTGGTCAGGTTACCCGCCATCAGCTGAGGCCGGATCTCTATCCGGCAGAAGATAAGGCAGCTTCGTGATGAGCATTGTGCATCTGAAGGCTTTTCGCCAGTAGATGACCGAAACACCTGCGAATTCATCCAGTAGAGGAATCGCAGGCGAAAAAAAACCGCCTGGCAGGGCGGCTTTCTCTACAGCATTTCTACGGGTTTAAGCATGACAAACATCGTCCCACTTGACAAGTCCAGGGGGTTTACCCGGATGGACAACCAGCTCATGGATGGCCTGCTGGCTATCGATCTCCCGGCCCGGGAGATGAAGATTGTGCTGTATGTGGCCAAGGCCACTATCAACTACGGCGCGGGAGCTCAGCGCATCCCGGCGACCGACATCGCGAAAGCCATCCATGCCCACCCTGACACCGTATCCAAGGCGGTTTCGAGCCTGCTGCGTCGTCGGGTTCTGTTCCGCGAGGGCGGTGCACGGGGTGACATCGGCGTGAATGACCCGAAAGACTGGGTCTACGTCATTGAGCCGAAACAGACCAAAACAGCCGACTCGGCTGAAGTGGTCCGAATCGGCGAAGAGTCGAAACAGACCAAAACCGCCGAGTGCCTTCTTTATTCTAAGAATCTAACCCCCTATGTATCTCTTCCTTCGGAAGAGAATACATTCTCCCCCAGCGACGAAGAGCCGGCTCCGGCCAAGGCTGACCGCAAGGTGCCATTCGGGAAGGCCGCTATGTTGGCCAACAACCCGCACGGCCTGGATGAGTCGCTGATCGCTGACTACCTGACTGTTCGCAAGGCCGCCAAGGCCCCAGTGACGGCCCGCATTTGGGCAGGCCTCAACCTCAAGCTGGAGCAGTGCAAGGCGTTCGGCATCCAGCCCGCCCAAGCCCTGGAAGTCGCCGTCGAGAACGGCTGGCGCGGCTTCGAGGTGGAGTGGGTTACCAAGCGCATCAGTGCGCAGTTGCCTGCCCAGGCCAAACCGCACAGCCGTCACCACGGCTTCGACGACCGCGACTACACCGCCGGCCTGGCCGCGCGAGAGGACGGCACCTATGCGATCTGAATCGGTGATCACCATGTCCGAGGTGCGAAACGCCGCGGGTTTCCGCGTCCAGCCCGCGCACTGCGAGCATCACGGCGACTTCGAGCAGCGTGTAACCATGCTGATGGGTCGTGAAATCGTCGGGCGCTGCCCTGTGTGCGAGAAAGCGGCCGTTGCCGAGCGCGAAGCCAAGCAGCTGGCGGAGGACACCCGCCTGAAGCGTGAGGCTATGACCCGCAAGCTGGGTTCGGCGCTGATCCCCAAGCGCTTCGCCGACCGCACCCTGGCCAATTACCGCGTCGAGCATGAAGGGCAGCGCAAGGCCCTGGCCTACTGCACTCGCTACGTGGCGGCTTTCTCGGAAATTGAGCGCACTGGGCGCTGCCTGATGCTGCTGGGCAAGGTCGGTACAGGCAAGACGCACCTGGGCGCGGGCATGGCCAACGAGCTGATGCGCAACACCTCGGCAACAGCCGTGTACCGGACGGTGGGCGCCATCCTGCAATCCATCCGCGCCACGTACGACCGTCACAGCGAACAGACCGAAGCCGACATCCTGTCCAGCCTGATCGAACCGTCGCTGCTGGTGCTGGACGAGGTCGGGGTGAGCAAGGAGCAGCCGAGCGAGTTCGAGCTGACCGCCCTGTTTTCGATCATCAACGGGCGCTACGAGCAGATGCGCCCCACGGTGGTGATTTCCAACCTGGAGCCTGCCCAGCTGCGCCACGCCATGGGCGAGCGCTGCTACGACCGCCTGCGCGAGGGAGGAGGGGTGATTGTGCCCTTCGAGTGGGAATCGCACCGTGGCAAGGAGGAGTTCTGACCATGCGGCAAACCAAGCTGACCAAGGCCGCGCGCGGCAGGGAGTGCCAGGTGCGCATCCCGGGCGTGTGCAATGGCAACCCCGAGACCACCGTACTCGCGCACTACCGGCTGGCCGGCACCTGCGGCGTCGGCAAGAAGCCGCACGACCTGCAGGGCGCCTGGTGCTGCAGCGCCTGCCATGACGCTTGCGACGGGCGCAGCCGGGCCGTGGACCGCGATACCGCCCGCCAGTACCACGCCGAGGGCGTCATGCGCACCCAGGCGCTGCTGCTGAACGAGGGGGTGCTGATCGCATGAATGCTCCTGCCCTTCGCCCGTTCAAGGCCAAGCCGGCCCGCGCCAAGCCCGTCGACCGGGAAGGGCAGGAGCAGGCCGCGCTGATGCAGGAGCTGCAGCTGCGCTACCCGCAGGCCTACAAGCTGATCTACCACGCGCCCAACGGCGGGTATCGGGTCAAGGCCGTGGCCGCCAAGCTGAAGGGGCAGGGGGTGAAGGCCGGCATTCCCGACCTGGTGCTGCCCATGGCGCGGGGCGGCTACTTCGGCCTGTACATCGAGTTCAAGGCCATGCCGCCGTTCGACGCGCCGGTATCGCCCAGCCAGTACGCCTACCTGCAGGCACTGGCTGCCCAGGGTTACCTGGCCATTGTGTGCCGGGGCAATATCGACGCGGCCGAGGCTATCCGTGCTTACCTGCTGCAGCCTGCGACGGTGGCCGCATGAGCGCGACCCGGGAAGTGAAGCTGAGCGAAGCAGAGGTGCGCCGGCAGGCTGCCGACAAGTCGGTGCGCGACCTGCGCGACCCACGACACCCCGGCCTGTACCTGCGCTTCTGGAGCAATCGCGAGCGCGGTACCTGGCACCTGGTGCGTGGCAAGAAGTGGGTACCGGTCGCCCGCTGGCCTGACCTGACCGTGGCAGCGGTGATTGCCGAACTGCCCGCGCTGCGTCAGCGCCTGCTGCGTGATCCGGCCACTGCGTCCGTGGTGTCGGGCATGGTCACCGTGGGCCAACTGCTGGACTGGTACGGCGACCGCATGGCCCGCGACCGCTCGCTGTCGGCAAAGCGCAAGGCCGGCGCTCGGTCTGCCATTGCCCAGCACCTGAAGCCGCGCCTGGAGGACCTGGCCATCGTCGATGTGAACGCCGATACGCTCGACAAGCTCCTGATGTGGCCGTGCCAGGCCGAAGTGTCGCTGTCGTATCTGCGGCAGATGTTCGCGCTGCTGCTGACCGCCTTCCGCCAGGCCCTGCAGCTGGGGCTGATCGACCGCAACCCGATGGCCGGGATGCGCTTCAACGATTTCACCAAGGCCCGGATCCTGCCAAAGGCAGCCCGGTTGCGGGGCGTGCAGCTGCCCGAGCTGATGCAGCAGCTGACCTTGGCCTTCGGGCAGGAGCCGGGCGATGCCATGCTGGCCCTGATGATGCTCGCCCACGGCACCCGCATCGGCGAGACCCGCATGGCACGCTGGAGCGAGATCTCCCTGGCCGCTGCCGAATGGTTCATCCCAGCTGGCAACACGAAGACCCGCACCGAGCACCGGCTGCCGCTGACTGCCCAGGTGGCGGCGCTGCTGACCCGGTACCGGACGATCCAGCAGGCCCGGGGCTATAAGGGCGTGTACCTGTTCCCGAACCGCCGCGGGCTGTCGCTGAGCGAGACCCAGGCCAGCATGGTGTTCACCCGGCTGGGGCAGGGCGAGTGGACCAGCCACGACCTGCGCAAGGTGTCCCGCACCACCTGGACCGACCTCGGCATCGACGGCCACATCGGCGAGATGTTGCTGAACCACACGCTGGGGAAGATCGCCAGCACCTACATCCACACCCAGGCCATGCAGCAGCGCCGGGCCGCCCTGGAGAAGTGGCACGCCTGGTTAGACGGCATCGGATTCGGTGCCATTCACGGCCTTACCAAGGCCTTATCCGGAATTTCACAGAATTCGGCCCAGCCAGCGGAACACAAGGCGTCCAGCGACCTTGCCGAATTTGTAATTAGCGAGGATTCGAAATGAGTATTTCCGAGCCCCAGGCTCTACGGGATCAGTTCATCAAGGCATACCGCAGCCTGCTGCTAGCCGAAGGAATGAACATCCAAGAATGTCGATTCGAATGGTGTGAAGTCGGATTTGTCCATCGCGAAACGGCAGTCGCTTGGTGGGCCTGGCAGGCCTCCCGTGAAAGCCTTCGCGTCACCAACCCGTTCCCCGTCCAGATGGGTGATCCGGACGGGGATTGGGCGCGAGAGGCGGCCGAGAAATCGCTGCGGGCCCAAGGACTGAAGGTGGTCGGCTGATGAAGAAGCACGGCCCAGCCTTCAAGAAGGCCGTGATCGAGCTGGGCAAGTGCCCTTTGTGCCGTGGGAGAGCGGTCACAAAGAGCATCTTCTACGAGATGCCCTGCGGTCACTGCAACGGCTCCGGCTGGGTAGAGGCAGCAACAGGCGAGGCCCTGGCCTTGGATGAACTGGTGACCCAGCTCAGCCTCAAGCTACAGGCTGCGACACGGCAGATCGAGCAGTTGAAGAACCCTCAGGCATCCGGGCCTGAGGCTACATATCAGGGAAGCAACCGGCGCGGCGCCGGTGGCACCAACTACACCGGGGATTGAGGGGGAAGGACGATGAAAATTATTAGTGCTCGCCAAGCATGGCACGATGCAATGCATGAAGATCGCCCATCGGCCTTGGCGGTCGCGGCAGAGGCGGCGGCTCTCGGTAAGAAGGGCGGCCCAGGCGAGAAGAAAGTGATGGTGATGCTGGAAAACCATGACGGTAAAGAGGTGGCCAAGATCTACGAGATCCGCACAGAGGCTGTGCACGAAACCCGCTCAGGTCGCCGCCTTACTGATGCTCGCTGTGCGCACATGCTTGCCGCTGGGCTAGTCATGGTTGCGATCGACACGCTGCCAAAGTCTCTGCGCACCTTCGGTAACTTCTTGTACTCGCCGATCACCAACGCCAATGACCTGAGCATCGCTCACGGCTTGGCGTGGCTGGGCAGCGGCCTTGATGACCTTTCAGGCCGCAAGAAGGAGCGCGCTTACTGGATGGCCATGGCAGCTTTGCAATCGCACAAGCAGATAGTCCATGACCGTGAAGGGTGGGGTCCAGGTGCGGTATGCATCTTCGTCGAGGAGCGCACCGGTATTAAGATGGATCCTAGCCATTGGGCCCGTGACTGGGCCGAAATTTGGGAGAAGTTAGGCGCCCATATCGACAAACTGGACCGGCAGGCGCTCAGACCTGTTGCCCAGGTTGTAGACCGTATGAGGGAGCGCGAAAAAGCCGCTTGACTGTTTGGCGAGTGTTTTGGCACTATTTCGCCATCGTGATAATTTCGCCTTTGGCGAAAACATTCAAAAGCCCGGCCAAAAAGCCGGGTTTTTTCGTCTGGATAGCTCAGTTGGTTAGAGCGCTCGGCCTGTCGTATTTACGATGGTGTACGTGCTGAGAGGTCGCGGGTTCAACTCCCGAGCCAGACGCCACATTCAAGCCCCGCCATCGTGCGGGGCTTTTTCGTTCTCGGCTCCACCACGCCCATCGCTCCAAGCTGGGAGTGCTGTTGGGGCCGAACCTAATCTGCTCCCCGAAACGGGAGGAATCGAGATGCCGAACATGCCCGAGAAGGATCCTGGCCTGTGGGCCGCTGTGCTCACCTGGGGGCTAGCTCATCAGCCTCAGCTGTATGCCGCTGGCTTGTCAGTTGCGATCGCCGTCCTCCGGGTGGTGTATGGCGGCGGGACCCGCCGGCAGATGTTCTTGGAGGGCGCCTTGTGCGGCCTCATCACCCTGGCCCTGGTGCCGCTGCTCGAATGGATGGGCCTGCCACAGGGCATGGCCACCTTCGCTGGCGGCATGGTCGGCTTCATGGGCGTTGAGAAGCTTCGCGGCTACTCCGACCTTTTCCTTTCTCGCAAGGCGCAGGGGTGATCCATGCCCCTGCCCGAGACCGCCAAGAAACCCAGCCCCTACGGTTACCGCTGGCAGCAGGCCCGTGAAGGCTGGCTGCGCAAGAACCCACTTTGCATTCGGTGCGAAAGTGCTGGCCTCAAGAAGCCCGCTACGGTCGTAGACCACATCCGCCCTCACCGCGGCGACATGACCCTGTTTTGGGATAGGGACAACTGGCAGTCGCTGTGCACCAACTGCCATAGCTCCTACAAGCAGCGCCTGGAGAAGTCAGGGCGCGAGGCTGGCTGCGACGTCAGCGGGAGGCCGCTTGATCCCAGGCACCACTGGAATCGGCCCTCCTGAAAGCCTCAGGGCGCGCCGGGGCCCCATGAAATGGGTAGGGGGGGTGAAAATGTTTCTCCGGAAATCTTTCCTGACCGATCGCCCTCCTCCGTGCGCAAAACCGCGAAATGAAATGATTTTTTTGAGAGCAGAAAATGGCCGGGAGACGACCCACACCGACGGAGCTGAAGCTTGTCAGAGGGAATCCCGGTAAGCGCCCGATCAACAAGAACGAGCCTCAGCCAGCCAAGCGCATTCCCAGCGCCCCCGACCACTTGAGCTCTGATGGCCAGGTGGCGTGGGGGCGGCTCACGGTGCTGCTTGACCGCATGGGCGTGCTTACCGAAGCCGATGGCTTTGCGCTTGAGCGCCTCTGCGACTGCTACTCCGAAATCCTTGCCCTACGTGACGTGATAGACGAGCAGGGGCGCACATACGAAACCACCAGCACCCAGGGCGAACTGGTGCTCAAGGCGAACCCGGCGGTGGCCATGCTTGCGGACGTAGACCGCCGCTTCAAAAGCTACCTGGTCGAGTTCGGCCTGACCCCGGCCGCGCGATCCAAGGTGCAAGTAAAAGACGATGAGCCAAAAGAAGACCAGTTCGCGGAGTTCTTCGGTTGACGACCCAGCGACTCAGTACGCCAAGGAAGTGCATTCCGGTGAGCGCGTCGCGGGGCCAGATATTCGAAATGCGTGCGCGCGTCACCTGCGGGATCTGGAGGAAGGGCCAAAGCGAGGGCTGACCTGGGATTTGGCTGCGGCCAACAAAGCTATTCGCTTCTATCGCACCGTCCTCAAGTTGAACGGTGGAGAGTTTGAAGGGCTGCCGTTCGAGCTGTTGCCCTGGCAGAAATTCATCGTGGGCAGCATCTTCGGGTGGAAGTCGAGTGATGGTTATCGCCGCTTCCGGGTCGTTTACGTCGAGAGCGGTAAGGGTTCAGGCAAGTCGCCCCTGGCCGCCGGGGTGGGGCTGACCGGACTGATCGCGGACAACGAGGCCCGCGCCGAGATCTACGCTGCCGCGACCAAGAAAGATCAGGCCATGATCCTGTTCCGGGATGCTGTGGCGATGGTGCAGCAATCGCCTGAGTTGACCAAGCGCCTGGTCTGCAGCGGCACCGGCCAGAATATCTGGAACTTGGCCTATCTCAAGTCAGGATCGTTTTTCAGACCGATCAGCTCGGACGATGGTCAGTCTGGTCCGCGGCCACACATGGCGCTGATCGACGAAGTGCACGAGCACAAGACCAACATGGTCGTGGAGATGATGCGCGCCGGCACCAAGAGCCGGAAGCAGGCGCTCATTTTCATGATCACCAACAGCGGCTCGAACAAGCGCGGCCCTTGCTGGGAATACCACGAGTATGGCTCCCGGGTTGCATCTGGGGCGCTCACTGATGACGGATTCTTCGCCTATATCTGTTCGCTGGACGAGGGTGATGATCCGATTCAGGACGAAAGCTGCTGGTTCAAGTCGAACCCTTCGCTGCAGGATGCTGATCTTCCGGGCATGAAGTACTTGCGCGAACAGGTGACCGAAGCTCGCGGGATGCCGAGCAAAGAAGCGATGGTGCGGCGCCTCAACTTCTGCGAATGGACCGGTGCTGAGTCACCGTGGATCTCCTGGGATGTCTGGAGCCAGGCTGAAGAACGCGTACCGATGTCGCTGCTACGCAATCGCCCCAGCGTTGGCGGACTGGACCTGTCCAGTACGACGGACCTGACATCATTTGTCCTGCTCTTCTACCCGACCTACGAGGATCCTCACTGGCGGCTGTTGCCGTATTTCTGGATTCCCGACCACGAACTCGACAAGCGCGAAGCCCGCGACAAGGTGCCCTACGCGGCGTGGGTTAAATCGCGAGATCTAGAAACAACGCCAGGGCGTGCCATCAGCAAGCTGCATGTGTTGCGTCGACTCCAGACCATCTGTGACTTCTTCCAGGTGGACAAGATCGCCTTTGACCGTTGGCGCATTGAAGACATGCGGCAGCTGATGACCGAGTACGACATCACACTGCCTGAGCTCGTTGAGTTCGGGCAGGGCTTCAAGGATATGGGGCCGGCGGTAGACGAGTTTGAGCGGCGCCTGCTCGGCATGATCGAGCAGCAATCAGAAGAAGAGGGTGGCACGGCGGAGTTCTTCGATGATGCTCTGCCGGCCGAGGCCGTGGAGTCTCTGCGGCACGATGGCAATCCAGTAATGACCTGGTGCGCCGGTAACGCGGTGATTGTTTCCGATCCGGCAAACAACCGAAAGGCCGACAAGGCGAAGGCAACGGGCCGAATTGACGGAATCATTGCCGCGATCATGGCGACCGGCATCAGTGGGGCAGTGTCTTCCGGCAGTAGCGGCAGTTCCATTTACGACGAAGGAGTAGGGGTTTGAACACCATTGCAATCGCTGCGTGGGTTGCCGGGCTGGTTGGCTTCGGCCTGCTGGTCGCCGGGATCGCCCTGATCCATGTGCCCGCTGCGCTCATTTCTGCCGGATTAGGCTTGATCGGCTGGGCCTGGCTGGCCGACAAAGCCGCAGCCCGAGTACCTCTCAAACCCAGCCCAGAGGGAGGCTGATTATGTTCTTCAGCAATCTTCTTGGCGCCAATGAAGGGCTTGTTTCGGATGGTGGCAGCAGTTTTTGGCGGCGCGGGGTAGGGTCTAGCCGCTCCGCAGCCGGAGTGACGGTGACCCCGGACACCGCGTTGGCGATCACTGTCTTGCAGACGTGTGTCACGCTGCTGGCGGAGAGCGTGGGCCAGTTACCACTTGAGCTGTATCGCCGGCTGGGTGACGGCAAGCGTGAATCGGCAACGGCTCATCCGCTCTATGATGTTCTGCGCTATCAGCCGAATCCCTGGCAAACCCCTTATGAGTACCGAGAATCGGGCCAGCTCGCCTTGGGGCTGCGAGGGAACTGCTACAGCTTCATCGAGCGCAACGACGACGGCTCGGTGAAGGCCCTCTATCCGCTGCGGAACGACAAGGTGGTGGTGCTCAAAGGAGGCGATCTACGTCCCGTGTACCGCATTGGCGGGCACGATCCGCTACCCATGCGGCTGATTCATCATGTGCGCTGGCATACGAAGAACCATTACACCGGCCTCTCTCCTGTTGAGCTGCACGCCGATGCCGTTGGCCTGGCGCAGGCTGTGAGGCAGTACGCGGGCAAGTCATTTGCCAACGGCACTGCGGTGAGTGGTGTCATTGAGCGCCCGAAAGAGGCACCGCCGATCAAGGAGCAGTCCAGTATTGACCGCATCCTCGATCAGTGGGGCAACAAGTTCTCGGGGATCGACAACGCGAAAAAGGTCGCGATGTTGCAGGAAGGCATGACCTTCAAGGCCGTGTCGATGAACAACGTCGACGCCGAGCTGCTGGGCATCCTCAAGGCCACCGGGCTCGATATCGCCCGAATCTACAAGATTCCGCCGCACATGATTAACGAGCTGGAGAAGGCCAGCTACAACAGCCTTGAACAGCTGTTGATCCAGTACGTGATCTTCGCCCTGATGCCCTGGGTGAAGCGCCACGAGCAGGCCATGATGCGCGATTTCCTGCTGCCGTCGGAGCGGCGGGATTACTTCATCGAGTTCAACCTGTCTGGCCTGCTGCGCGGCGACCAAAAAAGCCGCTACGACGCCTATGCAATTGGCAGGCAGTGGGGATGGTTGTCGATCAACGACATCCGGCGCCTGGAAAACATGCCGCCCGTTGCCAGCGGCGACAGTTATCTGCAGCCGCTCAACATGGCCGATGTGGCCAACGGCCTGCCCGACATGACTAACCCCAACGTCCGCGCCCAGCTGGAACAGCAGCGTGACGACATCCTGAGGATGCTTGCCGCATGAAACGACATTTGCGCGCTGCCAGCTTGCTGTTCAACCAGCCGCTACTGACTACACCCGGCATGCTGGACCTGGCAGTGCGCTGGGCGAACCAGACCATGAGCCTGAACATCGTAAATCTGAACATGAGCGGCGCCGCTGCTAATCCATCGATGTTCTGTGACGATGAAGACTACCAGACCGAGCAGGATCGCCGCGAAGAACAGCGCCGCGCCGCCATCGCTCAGACGGGCGTGGAGGTGATCCCCGTTCATGGCGTTCTGGTGAGTCGCGGCAGCCACTTGAACGCCTGCGAGACCATGACCAGCTACGAAGGGCTGCGAGCAGCCCTGAATAAGGCAATCACCGACCCCATGGTCGAGCACATTGTTCTCGACATTGACAGTCCAGGTGGCAGCGCAGTCGGCGCTTTCGAGCTGGCGGCGGACATTCGCGCCGCGACCAAGATCAAGCCAATCACCGGCCTGGTTAACTTCATGGCCTACTCGGGGGGATACCTGATTGCGTCTGCTTGTACTGAAGTCGTGGTCAGCCTGACCTCCGGTGTAGGGTCCATCGGCGTGGTGGCCAGCCACATGGACCGCTCGAAGATGATCGAAGGCATGGGCGTGAAGGTCACAACCGTTTTTGCCGGGGCGCACAAGAACGATCTGAGCCCGAACGAGCCGATTACCGAGCAATCGCTGCAGGTGCTTAACGAAGTCGTGCAAGAAAGTTATCAGCTGTTCACGACCCACGTTGCCGAATATCGCGGCCGTGATGTTGCAGACATCATCGCCACCGAGGCTGCCTGCTATCGCGGCGCTTCTGCCATCGCCATCGGCCTGGCGGACCGCCTGGAATCGCCGCAACTTGCGGTGGACAACCTCTCGCGCGCCGTTGCCCTCAGCCGTGCGCAGCGGCAAGGACCACAGACACAGCAGCGCATCAGCGTGCGGGCCTCGGCCTTTGCCATTCAGTCCCAACTCTGACCGCGTTCGCGGCAGTGACCACAACCGCCTGATGGCGGTTTTTTTATGCCCAGGAGGCAGCATGTCCCTCGTAACTCAATTGCGTAGCGAACGCGCCACTATCAATAGCTCGATCCAGGCGCTTGCCCAGATCGAAGCGGCCGGCACTGCGCTCAGTGCCGAGCAACTGGCCCAGTTCGAGCAACTCAGCAATCAATTCAATGCGCTGACCGACAAGCTCGCGCGTGCCGAGGCCGCTGAGCGTATGGCCACGACCAGTGCCGTGCCGGTAAATGAAAGCGCCCAAGGCATCAATGGCCCGCCCAGCAATATCAGCGGCCCTTTCACCGCCAAGCCGGTGCCGGGTGCCAACATGGCGCAGATGGTCCGCGTGCTGGCCGCTTCCCGTGGCGATCAACAGGCAGCCGCGAAGTTGGCCGCCGACTCGGGCTACAACCCTGAAATCGCCATGGCGCTCAGCACCGTAACCCCAGGCGCCGGCGGGGTGCTGGTGCCGCAGAGCTTCTCTAGCGAAGTCATCGAGCTGCTCCGGCCAAAGTCGGTGGTTCGCAAGCTCGGGGCGGTTTCGCTGCCACTGGAAAGTGGCAATCTCACTGTTCCGCGCATCAAGGGCGGTGCGGTGGTGGGGTACATCGGTACTGAAGAGGATATGCCTGCCACCGATATGCAGTTCGACGACCTCAAATTGTCGTCGAAGAAGCTGGCGGCACTGGTTCCGATCAGCAACGACCTGCTGGGGTACTCGGGTACCAACCCCAACGTAGACCGCCTGGTGGTGAACGATCTCACTGCCTCCGTGGCACTGGCAGAGGACCTGTCCTTCCTGCGTGGCGCCGGCACCGGAAACCTGCCAAAAGGTCTGCGTTTCTGGGCGCCGTCCTTCAACGTCTTTGCCGCACCTGCAGAGATCACCCTGCAGGCGGTGGAGAATGCGCTTTCCGCATTGATCCTGCGCCTGGAGAACGCAAACTCCAACATGACCTCTCCGGGCTTTGTCATGGCGCCGCGGACCAAGCGCTGGCTGGCTGCGCTGCGTGATGGCAACGGCAACAAAGCTTACCCGGAACTGGACATGAACCTGTTGAAGGGCTTCCCGGTCGGCTCGACTACTCAGATCCCCATCAACCTGGGGGCCGAGGGCGATGCTTCGGAGATCCACTTCGCGGACTTTGCCGACTGCTTCATCGGCGAAGACGATGCCATGGTCATCGATTTCAGCAAGGAAGCAACCTACAAAGACGGCAGCGGCAACGTCATCAGCGCATTCCAGCGTGACCAGACCCTGGTTCGCGTAATCGCCAAGCACGACTTCGGTCCGCGCCATGTCGAATCGGTCGCAGTGATGACCGATGTCAAATGGGGTAGCTCCCTGTAACGCAGTACGCCCGGTACGCCGGGCCTTCCTTTCCAATATCCGGGAGCATCCCATGACCAAAGTCATTGTTACTTTTGAAAAAAACTGGCGCGGCTATGCCGCTGGCGAAACCGCCGGCTTTGACGCCGCTGTAGCCGAAGGTTTGGTGGAGGCGGGTTATGCCAGTGAGGCGGGCAAGCAGGCGAAGAAAGGCAAGTCCGGGGTGGCCAGCGGCAGTGCAGCGGGCAAAGATGGCGGTGCCGATGCCTCCGCCGCTGCGGGCAAGCCCGATGATTCGGCAGGCTCTGACGGCAAGCCCTGATCATGGCTCGCCGCATCGCTTACACGGGGGAGCCCGTGTTGACGTTGGAGCAAGTTGCCTTTCAGTGCCGCGCTGAACCAGAAGATCTGCAGCCCGCGCTGATCAATCAGATCATCATCCCAGGCGTTACAGCGCAGGGCGAGTCGAGGACGGGCGCGGCCATACGAGAGGCGAGCTACGAGGAAGATTGGCCGGCGCACTATCCCTCAGGACACCATCTCGATGTTGGCCAGGTGGTCGCTGTCGAATCCGTCATGCTGCTCGGCGCTGCTGGCCCACCGGTGGAATTCACTGGTGCGGTTGAGCTCATTCAAGGTGACAAGGAAAGCTACCTGGCATTTCCATCCGGCCGACCAGAAGGACGCCTGCGCATTCGCTACCGCGCAGGCGTCGATCTAGAGGCGCACCCTGGGGTTGTGAGCTGGCTGCTGATGGCTGCCGAAACGGCATTCGCCCAGCGCGGGCTGTTGATTGTTGGCCAAACGCTGACCGAGGTTCCTTCGGGTTTTGTCGACCACTTACTGGCGGATATCACTGTTCCGCCGAGGTTCTGAACATGGCTAGTTCGATAGGCACACGCGAGCCGGAATCCGGCGAGCTGGACCGGCGCATCACTATTCGGCTGCGCGAAGATCTGCCTGTTGAAGACGCAGATCTGGATGCGGTATTCACCCAGCCTCGCCACCGCTGGGCCAAGATCCGCGCCGTCGGCACAGCGGTCTACACCGACAGCGTCCAAACGGACGACAAGATCACGCATCGGGTGTGGGTTCGACTGCTGGGCGGCATCACGACCTCGCATGAAGTGGTGGCGGGAGGCGCGATTTACCGCGTCAAGCGCTGCGCACCCTGGGGTGCAGGTAAGCGCTTCACCTTGATTGAAGTTGAAGAGCTCGGCCAGCAGCAAGAGGAAGGGGGGCTCTATGGCTAACTCGGCTTCCATTGACGGCTATTTGCACATCGAGGGCTTCGACCAGTTCGGGCGTGAAATCTTCGACAAGAAGCAGATCAGGAAAGGGATGCGCAAGGCTGGCCGTCTGGTCAGTCGCCGTGCCCAGCTGAACCTTGCTTTGGCCCGTGGGAAAGACAACTACCCGGTCAGTCGAACCGGCAGGACCGTCGAGTCGATCACGTTCAAGGTCTCCCGGGCGGGTTTCCTGGTGAAGATTGCGCCGCGCAAGACCTCGTCCATGAAGGACTACTACCCGACCTACCTGCATTACGGCGTGAAGCAGGGGGCTCGTGTTCGCGGGCTCGCATCCGGCAAGCGCCGTGGCAAGGGCGAACGTGCCGCCGCTCTCGCAGAGCGGGCCGCAAGCGGATGGCGCATCGCGCCGCGGGCCAACTACATGGAAGACGCCCTGCAGGACGAAAAAGATCAGGTCCAGTCGATCCTCAAAGCAGCCTTCGCCGCCGCGTTGCGCTGACCAGCAGGCCCGCCGGGCCGGTAAACCAGCATGAAAATCTCACCCGTCATCGCGCACCTGCGCGAGTACTGCCCGAGCCTGGCCGACAGAATCTCGGGCGGCATCGACCTCGATGCCGTCAGCTCGTCCACGCTGCTGAAGAACCCCTCGGCCTATGTGATCGCCGCTGATGACAAAGCCGGCGAGAACAAGGCGCAGAACGCAGTTACCCAGGACATCGAGGATCGCTTTGAGGTGGTGTTCGCCATGGACACCAAGGACGAGCGCGGCCAGCAGGCCGCCGACCTGCTGCACGACTTTCGCAAGGAGCTGTGGCGGGCCTTGGTCGGCTGGCGGCCTGGTGAGGAGTACGACCCCATCGTCTACGACGGTGGCGGGTTGGTGCTGATCAACCGTGCTCGGGTGGTCTACCGCTTCAGTTTCTCGGCTGGCTTCCAGCTGGGCCGCAACCGCGGCAGTGACCCCGCCGAAACCTGGCACGAGTTTGAGCTTGACGGCCTCCCGCCGCTGAAGGGCATCGATTTCAGCCTGGACAGCCTTGACCCGAAAGACCCCAACCACACCTCGCCTGGGCCTGATGGTCGGGTCGAAGTGCGCTTTTCCACCGAACTACCACAAGGGTAATCCCCATGACTCGAATCACCGTGTATCCGGTGGAGGGCCGCGTCGTGCCCGACCCGGAGCTGGGCGGCACGCTGCCTGCCGCCGGGCGCGAAGTGCCGCGCGATGCCTACTGGTTGCGTCGCCTGCGCGCGGGCGATGTAACCGACAAGAAATCTGCTGCTGCCAAGGCTTCGACCAAGGCGCCGGCCACCACCGGGAGCGCTGAATAATGGCCGTCAGTTTCAATACCATCCCCAGCGACCTGCGTGTGCCGCTGTTCTATGCCGAGGTCGATAACAGCCAGGCCAACAGCGCGAGCGGCAGTTTGCTGCGCCTGCTGGTCGGTCAGGTCAACGACGATGCCGACGCCCCGGAAATCGGCAAGCTGACGCTGGTGTCGGACCTCAGTCTGGCCAAGACCATTGGCGGCGTCGGTTCGATGCTGGCCGACATGTACGAGACCTGGCGCCGCATCGACCTGGTGGGCGAGGTGTGGTGCCTGCCCATCAAGGCGACCGGCACCAAGGCCACCGGCAAGGTAGCCATTACCGGTACCACCACGGCCGGCGGGCAGATCAATTTGTACGTCGGTGGCCAGCGCGTGCGCGCCACGGTGGCCAGTGGGGCGTCGGCGGCGGCAGTGGCCACCGCGCTGGCAGCAGCGGTCAACGCCGCCGGCCTGGGTGTTTCGGCGACCACCGCCACCGGTGACGTGACCTTGACCTGTCGCTGGTCCGGCCTCAGCGGCAACGACATTCAGCTGGAGCTGAACCGCCAAGGGCGCAGCAATGGCGAGATGACCCCGGCCGGCCTGGTCGTGACTGTCACGGCGATGGCCGGCGGGGTCGGTTCGCCGGACGTGGCCGAAGCGCTGTCGGTGCTCGGCGACGAGCCGTTTGAGTTCATCTGTGCGCCGTGGACCGATGCCACCTCACTGGATGCCTGGAAAGGCTTCATGGACGACAGCAGCGGCCGCTGGAGCTGGTCGCGGCAACTGTACGGCCATGTCTACTCGGCCTGCCGTGGCACGCTGGGCGAGCTGGTGGCCTTGGGCAGTGCCCGCAACGACCCGCACATGACCGTGTACGGCTTCGAGCCGGAATGCCCGGACCCGGTGTGGCGCCAGGCCGCCAGCTATGCCGCGCGCACCGCCGTGTTCATCTCGGCGGACCCGGCCAGGCCGACGCAAACCGGCGAGCTGAACGGCATTACCCCGGCGCCGTCGGGGGATCGCTTCACTTTGACCGAGCGGCAATCGCTGCTGACCCATGGCATTGCCACCGGCTACAGCAGTGGTGGGGCGCAGCGCATCGAGCGCGGCATTACCACCTACCAGCAGAATGCCCTGGGCCAGCCGGACAACTCGTTCTTGGACAGCGAAACGCTGCATCAGTCGGCCTACATCATCAACTTCCTCAAGGGTCGGGTCACCAGCAAGTACGGGCGGCACAAGCTGGCCGATGACGGCACGCGCTTCGGCGCTGGCCAGGCCATCGTCACGCCGAATGTGATCCGCGCCGAACTGATCGCCGGTTACTACGTTCTGGAGTCGATGGGCATCACTGAGAACGCTGAACTGTTCGCCAAGTACCTGGTGGTGGAGCGTTCGGCCACTGATCCGACCCGTCTGGATGTGCTGTATCCGCCGGACCTGGTGAACCAGCTGCGCGTGCTCGCGCTGCAGTACCAGTTCCGCCTGCAGTACGCGGCGTCGTAACTGAACCACCCACCAAGGCCCGCCGTGTGCGGGCCTTTTTGTAGGAGTTGCCCATGGGCAAAAAAGTCGCAGGCACCGTCTTCATCAAGGCTGACGGCGCCCAATTCACTGTCACGGGTGGGGTTGAATGTCCGCTCAGTGACGTCAAGCGCGAATCCGTCGCGCCGGGCTTCTTCAAGGAAGAGGACCGGGTGCCCTATGTCCAGGCCACGGTGGTCGATGACCCTGATTTGCCGATCGCGCAGATCACCGGAGCAACCGACGCAACGATCACGGCCGAGCTCGGCAATGGCCGCGTCTATGTGCTGTCCGGCGCTTACCTAGTCGACGAGCCGGCGGCCAAGGGCGATGACGGCACCATCGATCTCAAGTGGGAAGGCACCAAGGGGGTGTGGCAATGACCGAAGTCATCAAGCTGTCGGCGCCGATCCAGGCGCACGGCGCGGACGTCACCCAGCTCGAGCTACGCCGGCCCACGGTGCAGGAGGTGCGAAACATCAAGGCGCTGCCGTACAAGATGGACAAGGACGAGGCCGTGTCGCTCGACATGGACGTGGCCGCCAAGTACATCGCCGTCTGCGCCGCCATCCCGACCTCATCGGTCAACCAGCTGGACCTGGCGGACCTGAACAACGCCGCCTGGACCGTCGCCGGTTTTTTCTTGGCGCCGGCATCAGCGACGTTGACGGCCTGATCGCCACAGCCTACGACCTGGCCTGGTTCTGGAAGTCAGACCCGGAGCAGGTCATGGGCCGCACCCTGGACGTGATCTTGGAAGCCACCGCGCATAGCCAGCGCATCGCGGAAACGCTGAGGGGGGAGGATGGCTGACAAGTTCCAGCTCAAGGCGCTGATCACCGGCGTCGACAAGCTCTCGCCGACCTTGGCGGGCGTGCGCAAGAACATCTCCACGTTCCGCAAGAACCTGGAGAGCACCGGCCTCGGGAAGATCGGCTGGAGCGACATCATCACCGGCGGGGCGATGGCGGCCCCATTCATTGCCGGCGCGCGGGCTGCCATCGACTTCGAGTCGCAGATGGCCGACGTGCGCAAGGTGGTGAACTTCGACACGCCGACCCAGTTTAAGGAAATGGGTGACGACATCGGGCGTTTGTCCGAGCGCTTGCCCATGGCGGCGACCGACATCGCCAAGATCGTCGCAGCCGGTGGTCAGTCTGGCATCGCCCGGGATGAGCTGCTGAGTTTCGCCGAATCGGCGGTCAAGATGGGCATTGCCTTTGACCAGACTGCCGACGAAAGCGGCGACATGATGGCCAAATGGCGCACTGCCTTTCGCATGAACCAGGGCGAGGTGGTGGCCTTGGCCGACCGGATCAACTACCTGGGCAACACCGGCCCGGCCACCACCAAGCAGATCTCCGGCATCGTCACCGAAGTCGGCGCACTGGGCGAAGTCGCAGGCCTGTCGTCGGCACAGGTCGCCGCCATCGGCGCAACCATGGCCGGTGTGGGCGTCAAACAGGACGTGGCGGCTACCGGTATCAAGAACTTCATGCTGGCCATGACCAAGGGCACGGCTGCCACGAAGTCCCAGGCGCAGGCGTACAAGTCGCTGCGGCTGGATTCCAAGACGGTGGCCGAGAACATGCAGAAGGATGCCCAGGGCACCATGCTGGATCTGCTCAAGCGGATTGGCCAGGTCAACGCGGCGAAGCGACCGGCACTGCTGGCCGAGCTGTTCGGCACCGAGTCCATTGGGGCCATCACGCCGCTGCTGACCAATCTGGAGCTGTTGCGCGGCAACCTGGAAAAGGTCAGTGACGCGCAGCAGTTCGCCGGCTCCATGGAACAGGAGTATTCGTCGCGGGCTGCGACCACAGCCAACAACCTGCAGCTGCTGCGCAACGGCGTGGACAGCGCGGCCAGGGCTATCGGCAATGCGTTGTTGCCCGGTATCAACGCCGTACTCGACAAGCTGCGCCCATGGATCAGCCAGGTGGCGCAGATGATCAGCGACAACCCGCAGCTGGTGCGCGGCATCGTCATCGCTGGGGCGGCCTTCACGGCGCTGCGCGCCGCAGTGTTTGCAGCGACCGTGGCCACGCGGGTACTCGGCGTGGCATTTGCCGCCACCCCGATTGGCCTCATTGCCGTGGGTATCGCAGCGGCGGCCGGCCTTATCGTCGCCAACTGGGAGAAGGTAGGGCCGTTCTTCGGCGCCCTGTGGGACCTGATAAAGGCCTACACCACGCCGTTCGTGGAATTTCTGAAAGGCATGTTCGCCTGGACCCCGCTGACCCTGATCATGAAGAACTGGGAGCCGATTGTGGGGTGGTTTAAGGGGCTATGGGATCGGGTCAGTCCGTACCTGGAGCCGCTGCTAAAGCTGTTCGGTGGGGGAGATGGCGAAAGCCTGACGGTGCGGGTGCAACGCCTGGCCGACGAGCAGAAAGCGCTCAACTCGGTCGCCGGTGGTACTGGCGCCCTGGTGCAGGCCAATGCTGTTCAGGTGGCGCAGGGCGCACAAGCCGCCCGCAACCAGGCGTTCGGGGTGAGTCCAGGCGCGCTGTTGCGGGCTCCAGAGCCGCTGCCAGCGCCTGGTGGGCTGTTGCGAGCCTCTGGCCAGATGCCTGAGCCTGGCGCCCTGTTGCGCCACTCGGCTCAGGTCAGCGCTAAGCCGCAGCTGGAAGGCGAGCTGCGCATGACGTTCGACAACCCGCCGCCGGGTCTGCGGGTAGAGAAGGTGAAGACCAACCAGCCTGGCCTGTCGGTGACCCCGAAGGTTGGCTACCGAACGATGGGAGGCACCAATGAGTGAATGGCGCGATCTTCGCCGCGAGGCGTCGTTTCGCGGCGTGCCGTTCTGGGTCGACAGCGACAGCGTGCCGGTCGGCCGGCGCACCCAGCTGCACGAATACCCCAAGCGCGACCAGCCGCTGGTGGAGGACATGGGCCGGCAGACCCGTGAATACAAGTTCGACGGTTTCATCATCGGCCCGGACTTCATCAGCCAGCGTGACCGACTGCTGGCTGCGCTGGATACGCCGGGTCCGGGCGAGCTGGTGCACCCTTGGTTCGGGCGCCTGACCGTCACGGCGGGGGATTGCGAAATCTCCCATTCCCGTTTCGAGCTGGGCATGGTGCGGTTCAACCTGGCGTTCATCGACGGCGCGCTGGCTTTCCCGGTGCAGCGGGTCAACACCCGTCGGCAACTGGCGGCGCATGTGCCGACCTTGCTGGAGTCGATCAAGGCGCGCTTTGCGGCGGTGATGGCCAAGGTTAACTGGGCGCGACAGCAGGTCAACAAGGTGCGCCGTGCCATCGCCAGTGCGTATGCCTTCGCCATCAACTTCCTCAAGCCGCTGACCTCGCTGGTGGCGGATATCGGGGCCTTGGTGCAGTCACTGATCAATGCCCCAGGCGCCTTGGCAGCCAGCCTGTTGAGTGACATTGCCAGTATTGAGCGCTGGTTCAGCGGCTACGGTTCGACCGGTTCGTCGCTGCAGTCGTCCAAGGCCAAGGCCGAGGCGATCACGGCACTGTCGGCCACGCGCGTGGCCACCGATGACCCTGATACTGCGTTGATCCAGTCGGCGGTGATTGGCCTAGTGCAGGATGCCGCGCTGGTCGACCTTCTGCTGGACATGGCCGAAGTGCCTGTGGCCAGCGTGCGCAGCATCGAGCAGCCGGCCGCGCTCAGTGTCCAGCTGGAGCAGCAGGGTGCGACTGTGACGTCAGGCAGTGTGATGGATGCCGGGGTTCCGGTAGCTGACGACATTCTGGCCGTCAGGGACGCGATCAGCGAGGCGATGTGGACCATTGCCGAGGACAGCCAGCCGGATCACTTCGGCGTTCTCAGTGACGCGCGGCAGGCCTTGGACCGGCATCTGACCGATGTGGCCCGTAGCGGGGTGTGGTTGCATCCCTATCGGCCGCGGCTGGCGGTGCCATCCCTGGTGCTGGCTCACCGGTTGTACGGCGACGCCCTGCGCGGCAGTGAAATCGTTACGCGTAACAAGATCCGCCACCCGGGCTTCGTGCCTGCCATCGAACTGCAAGTCGCCAAGAGTTAAGCCATGGAGCCAGACAACACCGTCACCCTCAGCGTTGGCGCGCATGACTATGGGGGTTGGAAAGATGTCAGCATCAGCGCCGGGCTTGAGCGGCAGGCCCGTGACTTCAGCGTTGGCGTTACCTGGAAGTGGCCGGGTAGCGGCGAAATGCCGGTGCGTATCCAGCAGGGTGAAACGGTCGAGGTGCGTATTGGCAACGACCTGGTGCTGACCGGGTACGTGTTCAGTACGCCGATCCGCTACGACGCCCACTCGATCACCCTGAGCATTTCCGGGCGTTCGAAGACCGCCGACCTGGTGGATTGTGCGGCGGTCAACTCGCCCGGCCAGTGGCGCGGACAGAGCGTGCAGAAGATTGTCGAGGCCTTGGCCGGCGAGTACGGCATCAAGGTGGTAAACGAAGCGGCGGTCACCCTCGGCCTTGATGACCACACCATCGAGCCTGGGGAAACCGCTTTCGAGAGCATCGACCGGCTACTGACCCTGTCGCGGCTGTTCAGCACGGACGATGGCCGTGGTCGCCTTGTGATTGCCACCCCGGGTACTGCCGGCCGTGCCGTCGACAACTTGGAACTGGGCAAGAACATCCTGTCGGGTGACACCAATCTGGATTTCTCCAATGTGTTCTCCGAATACATCAGCCGGGGCCAGCGCAGTGGCACCGACACGACTTTCGGCACGGCGGCCAGCGAGGTGGAAGCAACGCTGGCGGATGACCGCGTGACGCGGCGCCGGGTCAAGGTGATTCACCAGTCCGGGCAGATGACCCCGGCGATGGCACGGGCACGGGTGGATTGGGAGCGGGCCAATGCGATCAGCCGCGCCTTGACCCTGAACTACGTGGTACAGGGGTGGCGCCAGAGCAACGGGGCGTTGTGGCGGCACAACATGATCGTGCGGGTGATTGACCCGCTGATCGGCCTGGACCGCGACATGCTGATCAGTGAAATCAACTACGAGCTGGGCGAGTCGGGGACCGTGTGCAAGGTCACTGTGGCGCCGCCTGACGGCTTCCTGCCCGAGCCGAACGACGCCTACGAGAGCCGCAAGCTCAAGAAGGGCAAGAAGACCGACAACTTTGAATACCTCATTCCTGCGGACTACAAGCCATGAGAAACCCAATGGCGGGCGTATTGGCCCGTGGTGTGGTGGTGCTGGCCAACGCCACGCGCAAGCTGCAGAGCCTGCAGTTACGCATCACGGCCGGCGAAGTGAAAGACGACATGGAACACCTGGAGCCCTACGGGTTTACATCCTGCCCGCTTGAAGGCGCCGAGGCCTTGGCTGGCTTTATCGGTGACCGCAGCCACGGCGTGGTGCTGGTGGTATCGGATCGGCGTTACCGCCTGCCCGGCCTGAAGAGCGGTGAAGTGGCCTTGTACACCGACGAAGGCGACCGGGTTGTGCTCAAGCGTGGCCGGGTCATCGAGATGGAAACCCAGACGCTGCGGATCAAGGCCAGCCAGGCGGTGGAGTTCGATAGCCCGTTGATCAACACCACTGGCCGGATCGAGTCTGCCGGTGATCAAGTGGCGGGCGGTGTCAGCCAGATTAACCACCCCCATGAGGGGGTCATGCCCGGGCCGGGTCAATCCGGCAAACCGGTGGGCGGTGGCGAATGAGCCGCGAACCCCTGCTGCGCCGTGCTGTGACCATCAGCTTGTTCAGCTGGCGGCGCGCGGCTGCCGACGACGCGCTGGACGATGCCGACCGGCAGGGGTGGTGGGGCGACTGTGCGCCGAGCGAGGCCGGCGATCAGATCGGTTCGCGGCTGTATCTGCTGCGCCGCCGCACGCTGACCGATGACACCCTGCGCGATGCGCGGGAGTACGCCGAAGAGGCGCTGCGCTGGATGACCGATGACGACATTGTCACCACCGTGACGGTAACGGCGGAGCGCTTGGGTAATGACCGGCTCAACCTGGTGGTGCTGCTGACAGAGCTGAACGGGGAAACCCTCAAGCTTGCTTTTGAAGACACCTGGAGTCTGATCAATGCCGTATGAGATGCCGACGCTTCCCGCGCTGATCACGCGCACCCAATCGGATTTTGAGCGCAATGCCCCGGACGCGCTGCGCCGTTCTGACGCCAAGGTGGCTTCGCGGGTGCTGAGTGGTGCCGCCTACGGCCTGTACGGCCATCAGGAGTGGATCGCGCGGCAGTCCCACCCGGCGACCTGCGATGAAGAGATGCTGCTGAAATGGGCTGAATGGCGCCTAAAGGACGGGCGCAAGGCGGCTGTTCCAGCCGCAGGCCTCATTGTCGTCAGCGGCGCTAATAACGCCCTGGTGGATGCCGATATGGTCTACCAGCATCAGGACGGCCGCCGCTACGTCGTGACCGTAACGACGCGTCTGGTGGGCGGTACGGCGCAGGTGCCGGTGCGCGCCGAAGAACCTGGCGCCTTGGGTAACGTCGAGTCGGGCAAGCTGACCGCCGTCAGCCCTGCCTTGGCTGTGAATCCTGAGGCCATCATTGGCGCCGGCGGCTTGGCCGGCGGTGCCGATCAGGAAGAGATCGAGCAGCTGCGTACGCGAGTCCAGGCAGCGTTCCAGAACCCGAGCAAGGTAGGCAGCGGTGCCGACTTTGAAGAGTGGGCGCGGGAGGTTCCAGGTGTGACCCGCGCCTGGGCGCTGTCGCGCTGGATGGGGCCTGGTACGTTTGGCCTGATGTTCGTGTGCGACGGTGATGAGGACATTTTCCCCAGCGCTGAAAAGGTGGCTGAGGTGCAGGCTTATCTGGACGCCAAGCGCCCAGTCACTGCGGAGGTCTATGCCTTCGCACCGATCAATCGGGTCATCGACTTCACTGTCAAGCTGACCCCCGACAGTGGGGCGTTGCGCGAAGAGGTGCGCAAGTCACTGGCCACCTTGATCGCGGATGAGGCCGGGCCGGGGTCAAGGCTGTATCGCACGCATATTCGCTCCGCGATCAGTAACACCCCAGGGGAAACCGATCATGAACTGCCGACCCCGGCGGCGGATGTGCTGGTGGCCACCAATGAAATGGGCACGCTGGGGGACATCACATGGCTATGAGTGAGGACGATTACCGCGACCAGCTGCAGCAGCTGTTCCCCCCGGGGCCGGCGTTTGATGCCGAGCTGCAGCCGGATGTTGCTCAGCTGATTGACGGTTCTGCCCCGGAGCTGGCCCGCGTCGACGCGGCGGGGGCACAGCTTTCCCTTGAGCAGAACCCGGCCACGGTGACGTGGCTGCTGCCGGACTGGGAGGCGTATCTCGGCTTGCCGGATGCCTGCACGGTGCCCGGCTCGCAAACGCTGGAAGAACGCCGGCAGGCGGTCATCAACAAGCTGACCGCGACGGGTGCCCCGCAGCGCTCGTATTACCTGAGCCTGGCGGATCAAGCCGGTGTCGAGGCGCAGATTGCCGAGTTTCGGCCGCCGCGCGTGGGGCCGGCCGTGGCTGGCGACTTCCTCTACGGCGATGGCTGGCCGTGGGCGTGGCAGGTCCAAGTGCCTATCGACCACTTTGGCACAGTCGAGGCCGCCGCGCTGGATTGCCGTCTGCAGCTGGAGGCGCCCGAATATACCGATGTGCGCATGGGCTTCGGCTTGGAGGTGGTGCAGGGGATTCTCGAGAAGATTGACCAGCTGTTCAACGCCATTCATTACGTCGCCCCCGCAGCGGTGGGCGGTAACAAGGACCTTTGACGATGCAGAAGATTTCCGCATGGACGGACCTGGCCACCCCGGCCGGTGCCTACCGTTACGGCTCGCTGGTGGGCGGTGTGGCGCCTACGCCCCTCAAGGCTGAATGGCTCAACATGGTTCAGGATGAGCTGTGCAATTTTATCCTAGCTTACCTGCCGGCCCTGGACAAAGACGACAACGCCCAGATGTTGAAAGCGGCGCAGAAGATGGTCGCCAACTTCGCGCTCAAGGCCACCACTTTGGCGGGGTACGGCATTCTTGATGCCTACACCAAGGTGCAGACGGACTACCTGCTGTCGCAAAAAGCCAACTGGGCGATCACGCTGGGTGGTTACGGCATCACTGATGCCTACACCAAGACCGAAATCAACACGCTGCTGAATAGCAAGGCGAACAACGCCATCACCTTGGCCGGCTATGGCATCGGTGATGCTTACACCAAAAGCGAGACTGAAAGTCGCCTGAGCACCAAGCAAGATCTCAATACGGCTGGATTCGGCAGCTCGGCGTCGTGGGAGCGCGATGGCTCAACCGGCGCAGTCCAACAGTACGGTGTGTTCAACATGGCGGCAGGCCCCAATGAGCAGACGATACCCTTCCCGGTGAGCTTCCCTACCGCATGCAGGTATGTGGGGCTGACCAACATGGAGGATTCGCCGGCCGAGGGCAATATTGTACGCATCCTGCGGTGGACGAACTCTTCGGTGACCATCCTCAACTCGGGCGGTAACACCTCAACCGCCTACACCTGGCATGCCAAAGGGAACTGATCATGGGGTACTTCTTCAGCCCGTCGCGACTGGCGTTCTTCCATTCCGATGTTCCGTGCGATGACGCACCTGATGATCTTCGGCCGCTCACGAATGAGCGTCATGAAGCATTGATGGATGACGTTTTGCGTAATGGTAAACAGCTCGCCGCCGATGATGCTGGCGATCCAACGGCCGTAGAGCGTGACGCGTAACGAGCCTGCTCAAATCGTTTGACCCAAACCCGCCGCGGCGGGTTTTTTGATGCCTGGAGAAAGGTAAATGACTGATATTTCGGCGCTTGAGGCTTATGCCGGGCAAATGTCCGAGGCGGCTATAAAGTCTGGGGCCGCTGCACAATTGCAGCATGAGTACATCCACGGTGATGAAACGCTGGATGTATTAACCGAGTCCGGGCCGCTGCCCACATTGGCCAAGCAGGCCGCGCAGGCGCAGGAGAAAGTTACAGAAGTTCTTGTCGATGTGGCTTCGCAGATCACCGGGAGCGGCACCTACAGTACGATTGCGATTGGTCAACAAAAGACCGTCAACGGTGCGTATTTCAGCGTGCCCAGCGCAGCAGATAAAGAATATTTGATTCTTTATGAGAACGTTAATGGTGCAGCGGAAGAGCGCAAAAAGTACCCCAGTGCGTCGGCGATTAATAAAACGGTCAAGTCGTATCGGACCGTGCTGTTGATGTTGGCCGATCTTGAGCCAGATGCGGAAGTAAGGGCGGTTGTAACCAGTGATGAGATCCCTGGTAACAATGGTTGGTATGACAAGGTTGGCGCAACTGGAACCGGTGGATGGCGCAAGCTAGAAGATCAGCCGGCAATGGACTCAAAACTCACCGCGCTGCGCAAGGAAGTGAGTGTCATGAACCGGCCGCGTGGAAAAAACAGCGGTAAAGATAAGCTTGTCTTCGCAGTGGATGGCGCGCAGGTGTTGTTTGGTGTCCACCAAAAACTACCGCGCGGTCGTGAGGGGCGTCGGGGCACCGTCCCTATGGTCGGTGACACCCAGATGCTGCCGATGATCTCGCTGCTACGGCCAAGAAGCCGACACTTTACCTCGGAAGTGGTTCTTGTTTCCGGTAACTCGGTGATGTTGGAGTCGGGCAGCTCGAATGCCCCCGTCGAGCCCGTTGTCAACTTTGATGCCAAGCTGATGGAGCAGCAGAGCCAGAGTACCGCGCCTAAGCGATACGCTGCGATCAGCGGCGGGCAGGTATGGTCGTATGGCCCAGACGGTGCGAAGCAGATCACCCACGATGGTGAATGGTTCGCTGCGCAGAGCACCGACTTCGATATTATCAGGGCGCTCAAGGTGACGAGCGGCGGGTTGGTGCCCTACACCATCACTCAGGATGGTCGAGCATTGCGCGATGGCAAGGTGCTGATTCACAAGCTCTCAACGGGACAAAGTCTTGCCTTGGGCTCTCGCGGCATTATCCCTGACCCTAACGGGGATTATGTAATCAATGGCATTCGCGGGAACTTGTTCTCGCCCTGGACGCCGCCTGGCTACGCCGACAAGCTGTGGACCCTCGCCGGTGGCCCTAGACCGTCCGCATGGGAAGGAACTACGGCATTTGAACCTGTTCGCGAATATGTTGCCGGTGTTCTGGGCGAAACCCCGGCCACCTCCTACATGCTGGCAACGCGCAAGTGGCATGAGCGCACGACCTCTGTTTCGCCCCAGATGCTGTACAGCGTATCTGCGCTCGGCGGCACGGCCTACGCCGGCATCAAGAAGGGCACCACCACCTACACCAACGCCATCTCGCAGGTGACCACCGCCAAAGCCATTGCTGAGAGCATGGGGCTTGACTATGTAGTGCCCAGCATCTCCATCGTGCATGGGGAAAGCCAGAGCAACACCACCCAGGCTGAGTACGTGGCGATGATGGCCGAATGGGTGAGTGACTACCGAGGTGACATCGTCGCGATCACCGGTCAGGCCGTACCCCCGGTGGCGTTCATCTCGCAGATGCTCACGGGCGACCCTGGCACCATTCCGCAGATCCCCTTGGCCCAGTTGCAGGCGCACAACGAGAACCCGAACGTCGTCATGGTCGGGCCGAAGTATGCCTATCCCTTCTGGGACACCTACCACATGCAGGGGCCTGGTTACATGAAGATGGGTGAGCTGGAAGCTCGTGCCGAGCGCTTGACCCAAGTCAGCGGCAAGTGGCAGCCGCTCAAGGTCATGTCGGCAGTTGTATCGGGCACGAAGATCACGCTGCGCCTGAACAACCTCCCGGATGGCAATGCTGGCACGCCTGGCCCGATTGGGAAGCTGGCGATCGACACGGCCATCGTTAGTGACCCAGGCAACTACGGTTTCCAGCTGTCGGCGGGCACCATCGGCACCGTGGCAATGGGTGCTGACGGTGTTTCTATCGTAATCACCGCGACTACAGCCATTGCCGCCGACACGGTCCTGACTTACGCCTTGCAGCCCACCTTAAATTCGCCACAGACCGGTAACGGCCGGCGTGGCTGTATTCGTGACACCGACCTTCGCGACTCTTCGCGCTACGACATGACGCCTCTCTACAACTGGCTTTGCGCCTTCTCGATCACTTTGGAGATTTGAAAATATGGCTCGCTCTATTCTGATTTTCCCTGGTTCCGCCCCGGTCGCAGGTATGCCTAAGCTCGACGTTACCGAGGCTGAAATTGCCGTGTCCAATATCGCCGGCCTCAAACACTGGCCAGGCCTGTTCGAATGGGATGTCTCGACTGGCGTAATCCTTGATCGCATGAATGATGGCGTGATTCCGAGCTACGGACTTTCTCAGCCAGGGGCCAACTTCGTCACGATGGTGAACGGGAAGAAGGGATACAAAATCAATGCCCTGGCGAACACTTTGACCATGCCAGGGTTCGATACCTCCGGATCGTTCACGGTCGGCTGCGTGTGCGGCATGGACATCACCTTTGGCAGCTTCACCGAAACTGAGCTGAACACTTCAGTTCCGGCACCGTGGGGAATCTACTCTGACGTCAGTCCAACCGGCCTGGCCTCATTTGTCTTCGGAACAATTGCCATCGCTTCATCGGTAGCGGCCACTTGGCCCATCAAGTTGAGCGCTGACAAGCTGACCGCAGTGGTGATCGTGTTCGACCGTGGGGCAGGTAAGCTCAGCATCCGCTACAACGGCATTGAAATGTATTCGAGCACAGTCGCAGCCATAAAGACTGTGAGTCTGCACAAGGAGCTGATGATGGGGGGCATGCGTACCGCTGGCACCGGGCGAGCCATCGCCACGCGAGCGATGTCGACCAATGCTTTCGCAGCGTTCGAGACCGCCCTGAAGGGCGAGGACCTCGTCGCGTTTGAGACAATGCTCCTTGAGGCGGCTGCTGCTGCCTAAAAAAGGGTGGTTTCACTAGCGCCCCCTAACGGGGCGCCATGAGCTGAACAACTAAGCCAAAAGCACGGACTTCCTGTTTTTGAGCACGCCTGCCGCTTTATTTCCGTGTACGTCCTTCATGTGCTGCGCCAATCGCCTTGCCTCGATCAGGTTTTGCTGCTCGATATGGATATCTAGAAGCTCCCGCATGATGCCGAAGTCTTTGTGGAATTTCTTAAGGCCGGACAAGCACGTAGACTTGGCTACTTGCATCTCCCCGCTCAGCCTAGAAAACTTCGCTGCGCGCACGTACGCCAGAGAAGGGGCATCGCTACCCAGGGAGCTAATAGCGAAAAACCATCTTGATGCGGCTTGTTCTGGAGTGCCTGCTTTTTCCGCTGCTTCGCAGAAAACCTGTAATGAGGAAAAGAGCTTGGTCGATTCGTACAGGGAGAATGCGTGGCGGCTGGCTTCCGCGAGATTTTTGTTGCGAGTATGCCACTGAGCCATCTTCAGCTTCATGGCATCCATGTACGTGGGGACGTGGTGGCGGTTTCGCCTGAATTGCTGGCGCACTGTATTGATATGGGATTTGCCGTCAGTAATCAGGGCTAGCAAATACCCGGGTATCATCCCGGCATGCTTGAGTGACTCGCTGACCCCATGGCCACAGAAGGGCATTCTGAGCCGATACAGATTTTTCAGGTTCTTTTCGTATTCTTTGTAGTGGTTATTGTCGATTTGATAAAGCTGATCAAATGCTATGACAAACTCTGTTTCTGTGCTGGCATTTTTGGAAATGTCATCCCGGACAAAGCTGATATCAGCAGCTAGCACTTTGAAGCCTGAGTCGAAAGCAATCCGAGTCGGATCTACCGAAAACTGCGGGCAAATCGCCAGAACCTTCGCCGGTCGAAGGGCTGCGGAGGTGTGAATGGCTGCGTAGGCGCCCATAGACTGACCGTATGCCACGACCTCCTGATATCTATCGGAGATGTTGCGAACTGCCAAGATCATCTCGTCGATATCGTCGTACTGATACCACTGATTGCCGCGAGGGATGACCTGGACCGCATCAAGCCCTGCAGCCCGGAGGGTCTCGCGGCTCTGGCCCTTGCGAGGCAAGTCCAGATATTGCGTAAGCTGCAACGCATGGAAAGCAACCACCAGTTGCCTCGATGGAGTTTCTGATGCGGGGCAGTAGATCGCTACGAGGTTCTCCGACGCGTAGATGACCTCGTCTGAATCGGGGAAATCCAGAGGAATGGAAGTGCTTCGCATGTTGTCCCTTCTCGCGCGAAATACCGAAGTATACAAGCGTTCTCGTAGCTAGTGCAGAGCATGCACTGCCACATCGACTCAATTTCCAGCCCGCCCAGTGCGGGCTTCTTTTTGCCTGGAGAAAACCATGGCCCGAATTTCTGTCGCGGATGCCGGCGGCGTAAACGTGATTGCTTTCCTGGACATGCTGGCCTGGTCCGAGGGTACTTCGATTGTCAAGGCCAGTGACGACGGGTACAACGTCCTGGTGGGCGGCAAGATGTTCAGCGACTACGGGAAGCACCCGAGAGTGAAGGTGTGGCTGCCGAAGTACAGCATCTACAGCACTGCTGCTGGCCGGTACCAGTTCCTCGCCGGCACTTGGGACGCCATCGTGAAGAACTACGGGTTCAAGGGTCGCTTCATTCCCGAGGCCCAGGACCTGGCTGCAATCAAATTGCTGACGGAGTGCGGCGCGCTGCTGTTAATCAGGGCCGGCCGTATTGCCGAAGCAATCGCCAAAGCCGCGCCGATCTGGGCCAGCTTGCCCGGAGCCGGCTATGGCCAACGCGAGCACAAACTGGCCGAGCTGCTGGGCATCTACGAGGAGGAGCGGGCGGTTGAGGCCAAGCCACAAGATCAGCTTCTGGCGATGTTCAGCGCCTGCGGCGGGGAGATGGCGGCATGAATCGCAAGCTGCTGGTGCCAGTGCAGGCTGCAGCACTGTTGATTGCGTTTGGTGGGGCCGGCGGAGTCTGGTTGGCTGCTGGCCACTACCGCCCATTGCTGGACGAGTCCAAAGGGAAAGCGGTCGCATGCGTGGCCGCCCGAGACAACCTTAGCGGCCTCGCAGCGGAGCAGGGCAAGGCTCTGGGCGACCTGGCACTGGCGGCGAACGCTCGCCAAGCTGGGGCGGAAAAGGCGGTTGGTGAGGCTAAGGCCAGGACGGAAGTTGATTACGCCGCGGCGAGCCGCCTGCAGAAGGAGCGCACCGGTGGGGACCAATGCGCGGCTTCCACCGCGATCATCGACAAGGAGCTTGCCCTTTGAGCGACAAGATCAACCGCAAAATATTCCTACTGGCCTGCCTGGTATTGACCGGGTGCGCGACCAAGCCGTCACCCCAGGTTCAGTACGTGCGCGTCGAGGTGCCGGTGCAGGTGCCGTGCCGCGCGCCAGATGTAGCTGAGCCTCCTTGGGCTGCCATCGGCCTGCGCAAGACGGACAGCCTGGAGGTGAAGGTACGGGCGCTCCTGGCTGAGCGGCGGCAGCGAATCGGGTACGAGCGACAGCTGGAGGCAGCGGTTCGATCGTGTCGCTGA